GGTCCGCATTGAACGTGAAGCCTACGAAAAATTGTGCTTCATCGCAAACGAGACCGACCGTACATTGAATGATATCGTGACGACCTGCATCGATTTCGCTATTAGCCAAATGTCTTGCGAAGTCGAAGAAATCAAAGTCGAGCGTCGTGTGTTCCGATTAGCTGGGGAGGAAGTCTAATGACAATAAAAATTGCATCACTCACTACCGAAAATGTAAAGCGCGTTAAATCCGTACACATTGAGCCTAGTCCAAATGGATTAACAATTATCGGTGGTAATAACAACAATGGTAAAACGAGTATTTTAGACTCAATCGCTTGGGCCCTGGGCGGCAATAAGTATCGTCCTAGCAAAGCGCAACGTGAGGGGTCTGTGGTTCCACCAACAATTAACCTTAAGCTATCGAACGGTCTTATTGTTGAGCGAAAAGGGAAGAATAGCGATCTAAAAGTGACAGACCCAACCGGCAACAAAGCAGGTCAAAACTTATTGGATAGCTTTGTCGAAGAACTGGCTATCAACCTGCCTAAATTCATTAACTCTAGCGATAAGGAGAAGGCTAATACCTTGCTTGAAATCATTGGAGTTGGCCAACAATTGTACGATTTAGAATGCCAAGAAAAAGAAAAGTACAACATGCGCCGGTCAATTGGTCAAATAGCCGACCAAAAGGAAAAGTTTGCGAAAGAGCAGCCGTTCTATCCGGAGGCTCCGAAGACCTTAGTCTCTATTACTGACCTCATCACGCAACAACAAGATATTCTGGCCAAGAACGGTGAGAATCAACGTAAGCGTGATATGACCGAACAGCTTCATCGTCAAGCTATTCAATTGATGGCAGAAATTGAGCGGCAAGAAGCTACCTTGGCTAACCTCAAAGAACAGTATCAAAGCGTCTTACGCGATTACGACGTGGCGCAAAGAACATCAAAACAGCTCCAAGATGAATCAACCGAGGAGCTAGAAGAGTCTATTGCAAATATTGAAGCTATCAACATTAAAGTCCGAGCTAACCTGGACAGAGAGAAAGCTGAACAGGATGCCGCAGAGTATCGCACACAATACAGTAGCTTGACCACAGAGATTGAATCACTTCGTAAGCAACGGATGGATCTGTTGCAAAATGCAGACCTACCGCTAGATGGCCTTTCGGTTGAAGATGGCGAGTTACTTTACAACGGACAACGTTGGGATAACATGTCAGGCTCTCAGCAACTCATGGTATCAACCGCTATTGTCCGTAAGCTAAAACCAGAGTGTGGGTTCGTCCTAATCGACAAGCTCGAACAGATGGATATGCAGACGCTCAATGAGTTTGGCGCATGGCTCGAACAAGAGGGCCTCCAAGCCATCGCAACACGAGTATCCACTGGCGATGAGTGCTCTATCATCATCGAAGATGGATACGTTAAGAATTCGGAATCAGCACCTGCTGCCCCACCTACACCTAAGTGGGAAGTCGGTAAATTTTAGGAAGGAGAATAACAATGAATATTATACGAGGAGTACAGGCCAAAGCTCAGAAAACTGTTATCTACGGCCCTGAAGGGGTCGGCAAGACGATGCTAGCTAGCCAGTTCCCCGACCCTCTCTTCATCGACGTAGAGGGGTCTACAGATAACATTGATGTAGCTCGAATGGAGCGCAGACCGACTAGCTGGACAATGTTAATGAATCAGATTGCTTTTGTTAAAAGTAATCCGACTATCTGCAAGACCTTAGTCATCGATACCATTGACAAGGCCGAGCAATTCTGTAACGAGCATATTTGCGCCAGCCATAACAAAAATGGGATTGAGTCTTTCGGGTGGGGGCAAGGGTATACCTATGTATCCGAAGAGTTAGGCCGCATGCTTAATCGACTTCAGGAACTTGTCGACATGGGAATTAACGTTGTCTTAGTAGCTCACTCTCAAATCAAAAAATTTGAACAACCGGATGAGATGGGGGCCTATGATCGTTACGAGTTAAAACTAGGAAAAATGACCACATCAAAAACATCACCTTTGGTAAAAGAATGGTGTGACCTACTTCTATTCTGTAACTATAAAACGCATGTGGTGGCTGCTGACGACAATGGTAAAAAATACAAAGCCCAAGGCGGTTCTCGTGTCATGTACACTGAACATCACCCAGCCTGGGATGCCAAGAACCGCCACGGTTTACCGTTTGAATTGCCACTTGCTTACAGTTCAATCGCCCATATCTTTGAACGCCAAGCGCAAGCACCACAGCCAAATCCAACGCCAGTACAACCTGTGCAAGCAGTGCAACAAACACCGCCTGTCGCTCAACCACAACCAGTACCTATGCAAGCTCCTACTGCAGACCCTGTGTTAGCCCAGGCAGTAGCAGAGGCACATGAAGCAGAGCAAACAGCACTATTTGGCGAAGGTATCCCAGATGCTCTCCGAGATTTAATGAGAGCTAATGCAGTGACCTCTCAAGAGATTGAACGGGCGGTAGCTGAAAAAGGCTTCTACCCATTGGGGACCCCAATTGCTAATTATGACCCTGGCTTTATCGACGGTGTCTTAGTAGCAGCATGGGACCAAGTGTTTGAACACATCAAAAAAGATAGAGAATTACCATTTTAGATTTTAGGAGGAAATAAAAATGACAGAACAATATAACAACTTCGAGCGCGAATTAGATTGGAACGACCAAATTACACAGGACAGCGAATTCGTCATCCTAGAACCAGGCGAGTATTGGTTCAAAGTTGAAAAGTTTGAACGTGGTCGCCACACCCCTAACCCTCAAAACCCAGGTAAATTACCTGCCTGCAACAAGGCAGTCCTAACCTTGGAAATCACAACAAATGATTGCCAAACCAAGAAATTGACCCACAACCTATTCTTACACTCACGCACAGAGGGAATGTTATCAGCCTTCTTCGGGGCAATCGGCCAAAAGAAACACAAGGAACCTCTCCAAATGAATTGGAATCTAGTTCCTGGCGCTATCGGTGTTTGCTCCATTAAGAAAGGCCTATCTCGCAATGGTAATGAGTTTAACGAAGTCGGCTACATGATCTACCAAGACGATGTCGACCCAACGAAGCAATTAAACCAACGACCAGGGATGGCAGCGGCACAACCTATGATGCAAGCACAGCCTCAATTCCAACAACAACCACCTGTCCAGCAATATCAGCAACAACCATTACCTACACCTCAGCCTCAACAATGGCAACAAGGTAGCTTCTAATAGGTGACTCGAATGGAATTACGACCTTATCAACAAGAAGCACGTGAGTCCATTCAACGAGAATGGGAGAACGGCAATAAGAAAACCCTGCTGGTACTGCCAACAGGGTGCGGGAAGACTATCGTCTTCTCCAAAGTAATCGAAGATAGAGTGAGAAAGGGCGAGCGAGTGCTCGTCCTAGCTCATCGGTCAGAGTTGTTAGAACAAGCAAGCGACAAGCTTAAACAATCAACAGGCCTCAATACGGCCACGGAAAAAGCAGAAGAAACAAGTATTGGCAGTTGGTTCCGCGTAGTAGTTGGGTCAGTACAAACGCTACAACGTGATAAAAGGCTTAGGAAATTTGCCAAGGACCATTTCGACACGATTGTGGTTGACGAGGCCCATCACTGCATATCAGACGGCTATCAACGAGTGCTCGGACATTTCGACCAAGCAAATGTGTTGGGCGTGACAGCAACGCCGGACCGTGGGGATATGCGTAACCTGGGGACTTACTTTGAATCATTAGCTTACGAATACACCTTGCCTAAAGCGATTAAGGAAGGGTACTTATCTAAGATTAAAGCACTCACAATTCCTTTGACCTTGGACCTTTCAGGTGTTGGTACTCAAGCTGGTGACTTCAAATCAAGCGACCTAAGTTCTGCGCTAGATCCATACCTTTACCAAATCGCCGATGAGATGGCTAAGCAATGCCAGGACCGTAAGACGGTGGTATTCCTACCTCTCGTTAAGACAAGCCAAAAATTCCGCGATATTCTCAACGAACGTGGCTTTAAGGCTGCAGAGGTGAATGGTGAGTCCAAAGACCGGGCAGAGGTCCTAAAAGACTTCGAAGATGGCAAATACAATGTGCTTTGCAATTCGATGCTATTAACTGAAGGCTGGGATTGTCCATCAGTCGACTGTGTGGTGGTCTTACGGCCTACAAAGGTTAGAGCCCTCTATAGCCAAATGGTAGGACGAGGCACTCGGTTATATCCAGGTAAAGAAGAGTTACTGTTACTAGATTTCCTATGGCACACAGAACGGCACGATTTATGCCGGCCAGCAAGTATTATTGCAACCGACGAAGCCGTTGCTAAAGCAATGACCAAACGTTCAAAGGAAGCAGCTAACGTGGCCGTAGACATCATGGAACTAGAAGAGGTAGCAGTTAAGGATGCCGTAGCAGAACGTGAAGAAGCACTAGCTAAGAAATTATCTGAGATGCGTAAACGTAAGCGTTCCTTGGTCGACCCGCTCCAGTTCGAAATGAGTATACAAGCTGAAGACTTAGCCAATTATGTTCCTGCTTTTGGCTGGGAAGCTGGTCCGCCGTCTGAAAAACAACTGAAGGCACTAGAGAAATCTGGTATCTTCCAAGACGAGGTAGAGAATGCCGGTAAAGCCAAGCTAATCCTTGATCGCCTCGACAAGAGACGAAGCGAAGGGCTAGCGACGCCAAAACAAATAAGATGCCTAGAGCGGTACGGATTCCGCAACGTAGG